TGATACAGGCATATATCGATGCTGCCAATGAGCAAATCCAAGCACATTTAGATCGCAAAGTTATCGCAACCGAGGCTGAGCGAGTAAATGAAAATGATCTGGTTGATAACAGAGCCTTAGATGCTGCTCGGCTTCTCTTTGTTGCGCACCTGTATGCCAACCGGGAAGCCACCACTCAGGCAACAATTGAATTGCCTTTAGGGTACTGGTCGCTAATTCAGCCTTACCGGAATATGGGGGTGTGATATGGCCCAGCGTGCCGGCGAACTCTGCCACCGTGTAACGATTCAGCATAAAACCACGGTCTATGATGAATACAACTATGAAACCGAAGCTTGGACTGAATTTAAAAAGCTCTGGGGAAAGTTGGATTTCTTATCCGTTAAAGACTCGATAAACGCCAAGGCTGCCGGATCAGAAACAACTGCAAGGCTAAAACTGCGCAAGCGTGATGATATTGATTCAGGTATGCGCGTTCTCTATGACGGCCAGACATTCCAGATCGTTTCACCACCTAAGCCTGACAATGAAAATGGTCGGATTTATATGACGCTGGAGTTGTCATTAGTGGAGTAAGCCATGTCAGTAGAATTCAATATTGAAGGATTGGATGAAGTTCAGGAGAAACTTAAACGACTGGCAAATCCTCGCTTAATGAAGAATGCTGCAAGGCGTTCTGCTCGTAAAGCTATGGCGATTGTTCGTGATGCGGCCCGATCAGGTGCAAAAGCAATAGATGACCCCCAAACAGCCGAAAAGATCTGGAAAAATATTGCGATTACTGCAGGGAAAACACGAAACCCGAATGAAGTGGTGATGCGTGTCGGTGTGCGTGGTGGTGCGTCATTCTCCAATCCCAATCCACCCAATACAAGTGGTGGGGACACCCGCCATTGGCGTTGGCTAGAATTTGGCTCTGTGCACAATCCACCAACTCCATTTATGCGCCCAGCCTTACAAAACAACATCCAGGCTGTAACCAATAGCTTTGCTGAAAACTTCAATAAAGAAATTGACAAGGAACTCGCAAAATTATGAATATTTTACCTGTAGTTCCGACACTTAAAGCCAGCAAAGAGGTCACGGATTTACTTGGCACTGATCCGTTAAAAGTCTGGGAGGATATCGCACCAAGTGGCACAGCATATCCCTATGCGGTCTGGTCGGTAGTCACAGCCAATCCTGAAAACAATTTAGATTGTCCGGCAAATACTGATCATGTGTCCTTCCAGATTGTGGTTTACGACACTCAGCAGAAAAGAGCATCAGATATTCGAGCTGCAATACGAAAGGCTTTAGAGCCACATTGCTATGTCACCAATATTCACCCGAACCATTTTGAGCGCATTGCTGACACCAATATTTTTGGTCGCGGCTTTGATGCGAATTGGTTTTTAGATCGTTAAACAAATTTATTTTTCCACATAGCACCCAACCGGGTGCTTTTTTTATGCCTAAAATTGAGGAGTAGCTACTCATGGCAGTTTCAAAAACAAAAGGTACACAGGTATTTACTGTGATTGATGGGCAAGTTGTTCGCTTTATTTGCTTGAAAAAAGTTGGCTACGGTCAAGATTCTTTCGCAAAGATTGATATTACTTGCCTTGAGGCCGAAAGTAAGCAATATACGCGCGGCATGCGAGATCCAGGTGAAGGCTCGATTGAAATTAACTACGATGATGAAAATACAAGCCATGATCGCCTAATTGAAATTGCTGAAAGCGGTGAAGTGCTGGATTGGTATGTGGGTTCAGGTCACTCCAATGATGCGCCAACCTATGAAGCAGTGGCTGGTATTGATCTCCCAGAAACACGCTCATGGAACTCATTTAAAGCCTATATCAACCCAACAGCGCCAAATGATGTGGAAGTGGATTCTGTAGAAAGTTATACCTTCGCTATGATCCGAACCTCTGGTGTGACTCGCACTAAACGAACAATTACTCCTTAATTTTCAGCCCCTTTATTGGGGCTTTGTTTTCTGGTGAATCATGAAAAAATTAACTTTAAAAGATATTAAGTCTGGCGCACTGATGGGCAAGCCCGAGCTTGTAACTGTTCAAATCAAATTGAATGGCGAGGAGGTGGATTATGACACCTATGTCCTGCCTTTTAGTTATGGCACCGCTGTAGCTCAGATGAAAGCCTATGGTGAGAACAAAGAGGCATTAGCGGGAGTTTTAGCAAGTGTTATCTGTGATGAAAAAGGAAAGTTAACTTTCACAGAGGATGAGATCCGAACTCTATTTAATCAGGCTTTGGTTGATGCAATGTGGTCTAAAATTGTAGAAATTAATGTATTGGGAAAGCAGCCGAGCTTAACCAAGACGACGAAATCCTCATCGAAATCAGCATCGCGCTCGGTAAAACCTACAGCGAAGTCGCAGACCTCCCGTACAGAGAAATCAAAAAGTACACCGCCTACATCCGAAAGTACGGAAGCCTCAACCTCGGAAGAAGATTCGAGCAAGAATTAGCGCGCATCCATCAGTCTGTCTTAATGCTCAAGGGTGTCAAGGATGTAAAGCTTCATGACTTGATGACTCATGAGGAGAAACCTGAAAGCGAAATGGATGAATTTGATTTTGAGGATTAGAAACTGATTTAGATTGGTTTCTTTTGTTGATTTTTCCAAGCCTGAAAGTCTTTAAGTTCAGCTAAAATTTTGGCCTGCCTTTCATTTTGCTCCAATAAAACACGCTGGCTTTCCAGAAGAATCTTAGTCTGAGCCTCCATTTCCTCTTTATATTTTACCATTTCTGGGGATGGGGTAAGTGTTTTTGGAATGAAGCTATCCTCAAGCCGAGACACGAGTTCGGATGTAATTGAACGGTTATTGGCGAAAGCTGCCTTTTCTATATCTTCTTTTAGCTTCGAGGGTATTCTGAAGTTTACTTGTGAATATTCTTGAGCCATAGCAGTTCAGTAAGGTGTGAAATTATTTTAATGATATATAGCAAAACGCTTTACTTCAATAAAGTATTTTGCTATAAATTAAAACGCTATAAAGCAAAGCACTTTAAACGGAGTAAAAATGACACGACATGACAAGCAGCTAAATGTCCGAATGGCTCATGAAAATATAGATGGGTTAAAAAAGGCAGCAGCAGAAAACCGTCGTTCTTTGACAGCGCAGTTAAATACTATTGTTGAAGAATGGCTCAAACAAAACCAAAAGAGTGCGAAAGCATGAAACTTATAGGCAATAAAAAACCCCTAGCAATCTTGGCGGATGAAGGGGCTTTGAATGTCGACAAACTACAGGAATATCAACTATGTCCAATTTAACACAAAATCTAGTAAATCCAAATACTCAACCGTTGGTTATTGGTGATTTCTCAATTCGCCAAGATGAAGATGGTCGTTATTGCTTGAATGATCTACATAAGGCGAGTGGTGATGATAAAAAACATTTCCCTGCTTATTTTCTTCGCAACCAGCAAACCAAGGACTTGATTGAGGAAATAGAGCGATATGCAAATTCTCATATCGGTCAAAATATAAACTCTGCAAATTTGCAGAGTGCTGTAAAAGTAATTAAGGGTGGTTCGGAAAAGCAAGGTACATACGTCGTAAAAGAATTGGTTTACGCGTACGCAATGTGGATCTCCGCAAAATTCCATCTACAGGTGATTCGCGCTTATGACTCAATGGTTGCCAGACTGTTTACTGAAAACTCAAAGCAAACTTTGATTGCTGACAAGACCACTAAGAAAGATCGAGTGCCTTTAAAAGATGCTGTGAATATGCTGGTAGGTAAGGCGAAGTTTTTAAATTACTCGGATGCTTACAAGCTGGTTCACCATCGTTTTGATGTGGAGCACATTGAAGATATTCCTCAGGATCAAATTCCAGCAGCGGTCGAGTATGTTCACCATCTAATGGGTGAGTACATTCCAAAAGCAGAAAGAATGGAAGATTCCGAATTAAAGGCGTTAAAGCTACTTGAGGCAGATACCACCAACAAGGTAATGAATTATTTTCATGCTCTGCATGATGAGATTAAACGCCTAGGTGGTATTAGTCCTGAATATCCTAATTTTGATAAGGAAGCGATTGTCAGCGCGGTAGTTACTCGACTGGTAGAGTCTAGTCGAATGCTTTTAACGGTGGGAATGTCAGGTAAGCCGAATATATCTTTTGTTCCGAATAATTCATGGATACTTTCTGATGAAAATATTGCAGATATTATAGGTGATCATGCTGGGCCCAAGAAGTCGATACTGCCCGATATTATTCAGGCAGCAGCCAAGCGATTAAGTAAGTAAAAAGCAAGACCACTCTTCGGAGTGGTTTTTTTATGCTGGAATTAGTATCTTGTCCTGAATAACAAATATTTGGGTTGCTTATGCAAAAGATAATTTTAGCCGTAGTGTTTATTTTTATATTGGTTTTTATACTGGGCAAGTGTAAAGGTAAGAGCAAGCCCGAAGACACAAGCGATGTGGAATACATGGCGGCTTGTCAAAAAATGATTAAGCAACAAGCTAATTATCCAGCAACCGTAGATCACAAGCATTTTTCTACAAGCGCCTATAGAGCACCGAACGGTAATATTGTTGTGACTGCTCCATTTTCTGCAAAAAACGCATTTGGGGTTGAGGTGGATGCTAAGGCTAGGTGTGTATTCGCATCAAATGGCGAAACCGAGATAACCATTATTCAAGATTAACTTGAGAACAAGCAAAACCGCCACTAGGCGGTTTTTTTACGCCTAGAGGAAAAGTTATGGCTACAAAACTCGGAACACTGACTCTCGACCTTGTGGCTCGTATAGGTCAATTCGTTGAGCCAATGAAAAACGCTGAACAGCAAACCAAGATGTCCGCAGGCAATATGCAGCGTGAATTTGAAGAGGCGGACAAAGGCATCTCAATGTCTGCAAAAAATATTGGACTTTCGTTGGCAGGAGTTGCGGCATCTTATGTCTCTCTTGATCGACTGATCAATACTCAGCGCACTTTTGATAAATTGAATGCAGGGTTAATAACAGCAACCGGGTCAGCAGAAGGCGCGGCAGCGGCATTTGATTCTTTGCAGAAGTTTGCAAAAGAAACTCCTTATGGCTTGGAGCAGTCTGTAGGTGCCTTTATTAAGCTTACAAACTTGGGGTTAAAGCCATCTGAAGCCGCACTAACATCATACGGCAATACTGCTGCTGCCATGGGTAAAGATCTTGATCAAATGATTGAGGCTGTTGCTGATGCTACCACTGGTGAGTTTGAGCGATTAAAAGAATTTGGAATCAAGGCCAGTCAAGAAAATGGCAAAGTGTCGCTGACGTTTAAAGGTCAAACCACCACCATTAGAAATAATGCCAAAGAGATTGAAAAATACCTTCTCGATCTAGGCAATGTGGACTTCGCTGGTGCTATGGAAAACCGCATGAAAACCCTAGATGGGTCTATTGCAAACCTTGAGGACACGATTGATGGATTATTCCGAAAAGTATTGCAATCAGGAATTGGTGATGCGATTAAATCCGGTGTTGATGGGACTAGTGAGTCACTGGAAACCCTAGGGGATAACCTAGATACAGTTGGTGATATTGCATTAGTGGTGGGCGCTATCTTTGCTGGAAGATATGCCTCTAGTATGGTTGGTAGTATTCAAAAAACAGTTGCTGCAAGCATTGAGCAAAAACAGGCATTAGTAGCTGAACAAGCCGAAAGCGTAAAACTACTTGGTGTTCAGGCGCAAAGAGCGCGCCAAAATGTGGCTTTAGCTTTAACCGAGGTGAATCTAGCTCGTGCAGACTTTAATAATGCCACTACAGCAGCAGCTCGCGCGGCTGCAACTCAGCGATTGACAGCAGCAAACATTGCTTTAGCTATTTCTGAGAAACAGGCTTCTATTGCGACAACTGCCTATACAGCAGCTACAGGTGCGGCAACCGTAGCCACAAGCCGACTTGCAGCAGTCAAAGCGCTCTTGCTTGGATTGACAGGTGGGTGGGTAGGACTAGGCATTACTGTGGCTTCTGTAGCGGCAGGCTATTTAATGATGAGAGATGGTGCCGATGAGTCCACTAAATCATTAAGAGAAAATAATGAGTCGGTTGATGATGCAATCAAGAAATACAAAGAGCTTGATGAGGTTAAACGTCGTGCGCAGCTTGTCTCTGAAAAGAATACTCTTCAGGATCTAGCAAAGGAATACGATGAGGTTAATTCTAAATTAATCACCGCTACCTACTCATTTAGTCGTCATAACGACATGACTTCTGAGCAATCAAAACAGGTTAATGCCTTGATTGCTGAATACAAGAAAACTGGTGATATTGATCAATTTTCAGGAAAAATTAACGCCTTAAACTTTATTAGCCAGACTTCTAAGGATCGATTTAATACTTTAGGTGGGTCTGTAAAAGATGCTGGTAATGAATTTAAAAACCAAAAATCTTTTGTGGATCAGATGGCTCCAGCAGTTAAGGGGGTTGGTGATCAGGCTAAACAGACTGCCATTGAAACTGCAAATCTCAGCGCAGAGATTAGAAAACTTCTTAGTGAAGCAAACCAAACCATTAAAGACTCAGCAATTACTTCTGCTCTAGCAAATCGTGGTTATAACGACACCATGATCGAGTTGGCTAAAAAGTACCTTAATGTTGAAGGTGCGATTGTTACCAATGCGAAAGGTCAAAAGGTCTTAAAAGACGAACTAAAGACTAAGCTTCGCGAGGAATATCAAGCCATCATGCGCTCTAAAAATGCTGTCGATGAGCGCAACAAGGCGGAGGAAAAGAGCAAAAAACTACTTGAAGCTACTGGCAATGCAATGAAGGTGAATGCCAAAGTTGCAGCAAATGCGGCCAAGTATAACTTTGCTGCAATTGAAGCTAAAAACAAGCTTCCTGAGGGATTACTGTCTGCCATCCACATGCAGGAGTCCAGAGGAAATCCAAATGCCTACAATAAAAGCTCTGGTGCCGCTGGTGGATTCCAGTTTCTTGAAGGCACGGCAAAGCAATATGGCGTAAAAGATCGCTACAACCTTGCGCAATCAGCCGAGGGTGCTGGCAAGTACATGGCCTATCTTCTTGATTTATTCAAGGGTGATCTCGATAAGGCTGTGAGCGCCTATCATGCAGGCGAAGGTAATGTTCAGCGCGGCACAAATATTGGCCCGGTAAACCGCCAGTATGTGAAAAACATCAAGGGTTATTTAGGTGGCTCCAGCGGTGTTTCATTCACAGAGGATTATTCTTTTGATGACTGGTTGAAGGAGCTAGAGCAGCACGTAGCTGAGCAAGAAAAGCTTGAGAAAGAACTGGCTGAAGCCAAGAAGGCTATTCAGGTCAGCTACTACAACGAATGGCAAAATCTTGAATACGATAACCAAGAAAGAATCAAGGAGATCGAAAAAGCTTTTGCTACCGATCCAACAGAGCGCGACCGTCTTTTAGGGCTTCAACAGAAGGCCTATGAAGATGATGTGGCTAATTGGATTAAGGCTCAGGATGATCGTGTAAAAGCTGAGAATGAGGCAAATCAGCAAATTATTCTAGCTCGTCAAAATGCTTTTTCCATGATGAATGGGCCTTTGGGTGCCATGGTTCAGATGGGGGTGGAAGCCAGCGCCCGAGCATCCATGAAACCAGAGGAGTATCAAAGATGGCAGTTGGGTAATGAGCAGCAAGATGGTTATTCACAACTTGCTGATAACCTTTATTCTGCGCGGGAAGGTATTCAGAACGATGAGTACACTACTGATACTGAAAAATATGCCAAGCTGAATGAGGCATACAAGACCTATCTAGATAGTAAAAAGGCACTTTCCGAATCGTATAGTAAGCAGGAGCGAGACTTAGCTCAAGCACAATACGAAAGTCAGTTGAGCTTATGGGGTAATCTTTTAGGTCAAGCTCAAAATACTTGGTCGCAGATGACGCAGGCGGTCAAGGATAGTGAGGGTGAGCAGTCTGGTGCGTTTAAGGCTATGTTCTTGGCGCAGCAAATGTTTGCAATGGGCTCCGCTCTAATTAGTACACATTTAGCAGCCACACAGGTGGCCGCTGATGCAACAATCCCTTTCTTTGGTGCCAAAATTGCAGCTTCTAAAGCAATGCTAGCAATGGGTTACGCCAACGTCGGCCTAATCGCCGGCCAAACCATTGCAGGCTTCGCCGACGGTGGCTACACAGGCCACGGTGGTAAATACGATCCTGCCGGCATTGTCCATAAAGGCGAAGGTGTTTTAACTCAGGAAGAAATTAGAGCATTAGGCGGTCCTGAGGGATTCTATGCATTACGTCATTCAATTAAAAACGGCTTTGCAGATGGCGGATTGGCCTTGGGTTCGCCTGCTGACTTTGGTGTAAAAATGCCTAAATTAAGCGGCATTTCTTCACAAGGCCCACAAGTAAATGTGGTGGTTGAAAATTACACTTCTGGACAGGTGCAAACCAAGGTTGATGAAGACGGGCGTATTCGCGTGATTATCCGAGAGGAAATTGATAAATATGTTCCTGGACAGATGCAAAACCCAAGCTCCAAATTACATAAGGCAGTAGTCCGAAATACCACAGCAACAACCAAGCGATAACAACTAACCTAAAAAGCAAAAAGCCCGTGACTCGTAATCATGGGCTTTTTTGTGTTCACAACCTTATGGCAGAAGGAAGCAAACCATATATGAATTTTAACCTAGATTTGAAGGTTGATAAAGCAATGAATCAATTATCAGAAAGCAAAGCATTAAGGCGCTGGACTTACATTGTCTGCTTCTTGGTGATAGTAGGCGTGGGCACATGGCAATTAGCGCCCATACTGCAAGCCACAGCCAAATTAATAGAAGTTCTTAAATAAGCCGACCCAATAAGAGGTCGGTTTTTTAATGGGTAAAATTTATGAACAGTTTCGCATTATGCCCGTTACAAGCCGGGTATTCCTTTTCACCTGGCAATAACATGTTGGAGCAGCAACTTCTTGGTGGGTTCGCCCGTCAGCGAAGAATGTTTGTGAATAACGTGCATGTGGTCAATGTGTCTGTGCTGCTTAAAACCAAAACCCATGCTCAGTATTTCTGGGCATTTTGGCGATTGCATACACTCGATCCAAAGCCATTTTTATGGCGACTGATTACCGACTCAGCTGAAGCACAGGATCATACCTGTCAGTTCGTCGCTGATTCTTTGTCAGTCGGTGAGCGTAGCGGTGTGATTTATTCCGTGTCATTCCAGGTGCGCTGTAAACCGTTAAACAATGGCGATCTAGCCTTTGATCAAGGCATAGTGGATTTATGGGAATCTGGCAGTCCACTTGAGATGCTGAATTTACTTGAGAAGCTGGTGAATGAAAGCTTCCCGGATGCCTTGGGGGTGTCATGAGCGATTTAGATAAATTCCATTTAGATGCATCACCAAGTGCAGCCATGCTTGAGCTGATTGAGATCAGTCATCCGCTCTGGCCACAGCCACTTCGCTATGTAACCAATCATGCTGATGGTGTCACGGTCAAACATGAAGATGGACTGGTATACCACTATGATTTTATGCCGGTACAAATCAACAAAGGTGCAAACTCAGATGACCTGGACCAGACACTTAAGATTACTGTTGGCGACTTAGGTCAAGTGGTGCCGCAGCTGCTCAAGATCATTCGAGAGGCTGACAACTTTGAACGCCCGTCTGTGGTTTATCGGGCCTATTCATCCAATAACTTGGAAGCCCCCTTGCAGGTAGTGAAAGGCTACGAGGTAGAAGATCGTTCTACAGATCATCAAGCCACGACATTTAATGCAGCCACAAAACGCGCCAACTCTACCGGCACAGGCAAGTTTTACACCGTGGATAATTTCCCAAGTCTAAAGGCCTTTTTCTGATGAAAAGTATTGATGCTTTACTGGATCGAAAATACGACCCTGAGAAATATCATTGTGTGCATTTTTTGATTGAAGCAGCTGACTATATTTTTGGTCTGGATTACTCGGATAGCTTCGTGGGCCTGACCACATCACTACACGAAACCCTGCAAACATCAAGGCATACAGCCACACGCAACAGGCAAATCGGGAAGCCAGTAGACGGCACCATTGTCCTGATGACCAATATCAATCAAAGCTCCCATGTGGGGCTTTTTTATTGCGGTCGGGTTTTGCATCTAACCGAAATGGGTACGCATTTCTTACCACTGATCACGATAAAACGCTTTTACAAACGGATTCGATATTATGAGCCGATTACGCATTCTGAAGAACCCGGTTGATGGGGGCGAGGAAGTTCTCCACATCAGAACAGACAAGGTTCTTGAAACCTTTATTAAAGTCAAAAAAAAGCATCCGAAAGCTCGTATTTATTTACAACCCGCCTGCCAGCAGAATGATGTAACGCCAAGCAACAGGGTAGATGAAGCATCTTTGCAGATGTTAGCCAAAAAGCATGACTTTGATATTGTTTGCGGCGCAGGAGATGCACTAACCATCTTCTTGGTGGTGACTACCGTACTGTCTGCCGGTCTTGCGATTTACACCTACCTCAACATGCCAGACGTTCCGCAGATGAACCAAAAGTCTGGAAATAACGAGCTGTCTAACAGGGTAAACCGCGAACGCATTAAAGGTCGTGTGCCTGATCCGTTTGGCACGGGAAAGCTTATTCCAGACCTGATTGCACCACCGATTCTCTATTACAAAGACGATGGTATTGAGGTTGAAGATTGCTTGATGTGCCTTGGCCGTGGTGAGTTTGAAATCACGGATATCAAAGATGGCGATACTTTTGGCTCAACCATTGAAGGATTTTCAACATCGGTTTATGCGCCGGGCATGAGCCTGATTGGCACACCGCAAATTCAGATTGGCGAAGCATTTACCGAAGCACCATTGGTCGGTAAAAAGAGTTCAGCCATTACTGGTCAGACTCTAGAGGCCCCAACCGAATCGGTTATCGACACAGCTATTGAGGGCACGATGTACCCACAATATCCAAACCGCTTATATCTGGTCGGTGGTGGTCTGGATGCAACATTCTCTGTAGGTGAATCGGTAGTGGTGAATGCTGACAGGATTGGCGTTGCGGATGTACAGTTGTCCGGCTCAACCAATGTGGAAGCAAATGGGGTGATTACCATTGGGTCGGCAGTCAATATCGAGAACCCGAATAACTTTAAAAGCATCCAGATTGACACCCTATTAATTCAGGATGACTTAAACGGATTGCTAGATCTGGCAGGTCGATATGAAGTTGCATCTATTTTGAAAAGCGGCTCATTTGCTTACGAGATTGCGCTAATCAATCCGGTATCTGTCAATCCAAACTGGGCTTTGCTGACGGATGATAACCTAGCAAATAGCTCAACACTGCTGACCAATAACAGCAACTCAGTGGATATTTCGGGCAACTACGCCAATATCACTGCGGTCACATCGGATTTTATTGAGTTAGAAATCCCCCTGGAGAAGCAGTCGGAATGGGACAAGCTCAATGGCATTACGGTAAGTAGCGCCACAATTGACCTGCAAAAATATACTGACAATTGGTTAGGCTGGTTTTATATCAATTCTGATGATATTGAGAGTCTGATTTTTAACTTCTACTTTCCGAAAGGCTTGTTTTCAATCGGAACCAACGGGAAAGAATACTCATATAACGCTGTTTATAATATTGAGTATCAGGAACTTGATGTAAACAATGCCCCTGTGGGGCCAGTGATAAGTGAGTCTTTCACCAAGTGGGATAAGAAGAATTATGGTTTCGGTCTATCACATAAATTCGATCTAATTTCACCCTTTGAAAAAGGTGCGAGAATTCGGGTGCGCAAAGATAGAGATAACTTTGTTGATTACAAAACCCAAAGGGTTAATGAACTAAAGCTTAAATCGGTTTATGCCTGCTCTTACCTTAAAAAACTGGTGTACCCGGATGTGACTTTAATTCGATCTCAAACCGTGGCTACTGATGGTGCTTTGTCAGTTAAAGAGCGCCAGTGGAACTGTATCGGAACACAAAAGCTTTACTCTTACGCATCTGGTGAAAGATCTTTAAGCAAACAGCCGACCAATGATTTCGCTGATATTGTTACGCATATCACGCTGGATCCATTGATTGGCCGCCGTGAGTTGGCTGATCTGGATGTACAGGGGGTTTATGCTACTTCACAGGAAATCAAGAATTACTTTGGCACACCACTGGCCGCGCAATTCAACTATACATTTGATCAAGGCTCTCAATCTTTTGAAGAAGCTCTGGCTCAGATTGCAAGTTGTGTCGGGTCCAATGCAAGACGTGAAGGTTCACAGATCTACTTTCAGTTTGAGAGAGAAAATCCGAACTCGAGCATCCTGTTTAATCACCGCAACAAGCGACCATTTTCTGAAACCCGTTCTGAAAAGTACGGTGTGGACCGGGATCATGATGGCGTGGAAGTTACCTGGATTGATCCGGCAGATGGTTGGGTGGAATCGATCATTCGATTGCCGGATGAATTTATCACCAATCCGAAAAAGCTTGAGTTAAGCGGTGTGACCAATAAATATCAGGCACATTTTTTAGCACATCGTGCCTGGAACAAAATCCAGTATCAGCGCGAGATGGTGAAGTTCACCGCTTATGGCGAAGCGGATCTAGTGTCTTTAAATGACCGGATTGCGGTAGTGGATGATGTGGTGCCAACATTGACTTCGAGTGGTGATATCACCTACTGGCAGGGGCAGAATATTTCCATCTCTCAACCGGTTGAGCTCGACCCAACCAAGAGCCACACGATTCATTTGCAGCACTTGAACCGCAGTGTGGAAACCATGCTGGTGACGCAAGGTGCAGATGAATATAGCCTGGTACTGGAAAGGCTGCCAGTCCTGCCACTGGTGGTGAAAAGTGAACATGACGAATACGCCAAGTACTCCATCACGCTTTCAACTGAAAAGGATTCAGAAGCCTTTTTGATTACTGAAAAATCTCATTCAGGCCCATTCGAGAGTGAAGTCACGGCCATTAACTATGACACCCGCTACTACAGCAACGACAAAGACCACATAAATAATTTGATTTAACAGCCACCTTCGGGTGGTTTTTTTAATGCCGGAGAGAAACATGGCTGACATCGTGACAAAGAAAAAACTGGAAGATGCCGATATTGATGTGGATAATCTTGGTAAAGCGGCAAATGAACTAGGTACTGTAAATCCGCGCTATGGCAATCCATACAAAACTGCACCCCAAACTATTCAGGATTTGCAGCAAAAAGCAGACCAAGTGGTAGCTCAAGGGTTTTACCAAGGCTATGCAACCGAAGCCCTGCTTCTTGCCGCTAAACCTGCTGTTGCTGAAATGCGTGCGCGTGCCGATGATACTCGTAAAGTTTATCGCTGGAATCGCACAAGTGCAGAAGGTGTAACACCGGTTACTGGTATTTGGACTGATACTGGTTTAAGCGATTTAGATCAATCTAAAAAATATACTATTGATCTATTAAATAAGCAAAATCCAAACTTTATCAAACTCAAGGATGGTTTTAAAATTATTGGCAGCGGACTAGCACTATCTTACTACAACAGAGATCAATCATATCCTGCACTGGTTGGTGGATCAGGCAGCATGGTTAACGGTGTTGCCATAGGATCATCATCTATATTTGTGGCAGATGTGGAACCGAACAAGACTTATACGCTTTTGGGGGAATTTAAGTACGCTAACAACAAGTTTCTACGGGCATATGGTTTTCCAGTAACTCCAGTGCGATCCAGTTTTGCCGATCAAGTTTATCAAGCTGGTGGACAAACCAACCTTGTTCAAGTCGAAAATGGTGCATATGGTTATATACAGTTCACTACATCGGACACAGTGAAATTTCTTGCTGTGATGTCAGGCGTAGCAGAAACACCATTGAATAACTTTGCCCTGTTCAATGGTGCATATGAACCGTCAATGCTAGATGTTTTTAAAAAAGAAATACCCATGATAAAAACAGACAGCCTATACGTTAAGGACCTAAAAACAGATAGTATTGTTGATGGAAAAAACCTATTCCCTGGTTATTCATACGGCTACTATAAAAGAGCAGGTGTTGGAGATACTTACGGGTTAAATATTCTCTCTGATGCAAATTACGGTGTTGATAGATCAGTTGTTGCCACTCAAGTTAAAGTAAAGCCCAACACAACTTACACTATCAGCAAAGAGCTTAGTAGTCGCTTTGCTGTCGCACTGGTTGTCGGTGAGTGGAACACAGGGCAGTCTAAATTTATTTTTGATGATCCTCTTGCAGCTAGTTTTACATTTACTACAGAATTGGATACTACAAACGTATTTATCTATCTGTCAAATTCTGGCGAACATCCTTTAGTTCAGATTGAGGAGGGTAGTCAAGTTACGACTTATGAATCCCCAGGGGTTGTGTTAAAGGATCGGGCTAAAGTTTTAGGCAAAACATTGCTTGAAGCATCCGGAACAGGTGGGCAAGTTGCTGAAATCACGCAATTCTATGATGCTCCCTTGCAAACAAACAAATATAACAACAATACTCTAACCTCTGACCAGGCGGTGGAGGAGCTATATGGCCAAATTTTAGCAGAGCAACCGCATTATGCTAAACGTAATTTATTGGGTAAAGACCAATCTGGTTTATATGATATTTACGAATATATCTTCGAGCCTGAACATTACGAACAAACTGTATTCATCACAGCAGGTATGCACCCACGCGAACACACTGCCATCTTTGCTTTAGGTTTGTTCATGCAAAAAGTGGCCAATTCAAGCAAAGAACACTGGGGATTTGATTATCTTCGACGCAAAATTCGTTTTGTGTTCATTCCAATCTTAAACCCATGGGGATTCAACCAAAATCCGCGAACATACGGTAACTCACGCGGAATCAATCCATCCCGAAACTGGCCTGATCATTGGGAGCAATTGTCAACTTATGCTGCATATAATGATACCTGGAATAAACGAGGCACTGAGCCATTCTCAGAAGCGGAAACGCGCTATATGCGCGATGTATTGCAGCGCGAAAAGAACAAAATCTCTTTTGCTTTAGATTTGCACATGGGCAACGGATTGGACTGGACGCACGATACGTTGGCTTACTTTTGTGATGAAGATAAGTATCTGCGCCCAGTGTTTCAGCAAGTGATCGGATATTTTGATGATCGAATCTACAGAGCTGGTAGAACACCGTTTAATTTAGCTGAGGAAACAGCACGTGCAACGAATCTTTATTATGTGAATCGCGAGATGGGTATCCCTGCTGCGACAATTGAGTACTCTGACAACCGCCCGGGCGGAGATATAAACAACCGATCTGGTTCTATTCAGTTACGTGACTACTTAGAATTGATTTATAATCACATTCTGAATGCTTGTCGTGCAAAGCTGCATGAAAAAGTGAAATATGATCGTGAGCGTTACTACAGTGATCTAATTTCATTTAATTCTACATTCAGTGCGGTTTCAGATATATCCAATATGTATTGGAATTATACTCAGCTTATTGCGGGCTATGACGCTCTTGCTGCTAAGTTCTCAGGTATTACTAAGACAGAGCTGGGTGACGACGCATCGGGTACGCAGAAGCTGTACAAGTATGTGTTTAGTAAAGGTACTCCACGCAGAAAAGTATTAATCATAGGGGCTATTGGTGGTCAAGAAAACAAGTCAGCTGCAATGACTTTAGCATTCCTGCACAACCTTTATTCAAGTAAAGACCCGAAAGCCATTAAGTTAAGGAATGAAGTAGAGTTCACGGTATTGCCTTGCGGCAATCCTTGGGGCTTTAATCAGTCTACAAGAGACGAGAAAAACTCGAACAATGTTGATATTGTGACTGACTTTGCAAGTAACACGCCGCAAGTAGAAACAGTGTTGATTAAGAGTCTGATTGCATCACAGTCTTTTGATTACGCGCTTCAAGTACGTCACACACCAATTAAGCCAAACGGTTATGCTGACATACACACCAAGTTTAGAGGATTAGATAATGATCCAAGTGTCTTTATTGAAACTTTAAATACGGTCAATGGTGTGAATGTTGTATTGAGTAAAGAGGACTTCAGCGATGCAGCCGTAGCTGCTGGAACCAATATTTCAGACTACTTGAAAAAAGTTATCTCTAATAGCCAGTGGATATATTTACCAACATACGTGACACCAAAGCGTGAAACTTCAGAGGGTATTTATAAAGATATTGGGGGTGAAATGTTGGAGGTGAGATATATTACATCGCTGATAGCTAATCTGGTTTCTTTTTAAAGAATTAAAATCCACAAACCCTGATCTTTAATTAGATCAGGGTTTTTTAATGTCAAAAAATGGGGGCGCAATGTCAAATGATCCACCAGTAGAGCCGAAAGGCTCTTTTTTAATGCCAATTTTATAGGGGGCTGTATGGCTAAAGGGGATGTATATGGACTTTCTTAGTCAGGTATTAGAAAGCATAAAGAACCATTCACACATCCTTTTTACAGGTGTGCTGGGTGCAACTTTTGGCTTTCTATTAAGCAAGGAGCCAACTCGGGATCGCTGGATAGGATTCTTCGCAGGCTTCATTTTATGTGTGGTCTTTGCTAAACCGGCAAGTTTATTTCTTGCTAGCGGTAACTACCCAGAACTATTTGGTTTCATTCTGGGTGCTGCTGGTAAAAGTACAGCTGAAGCATTGCTGAGTTTGGCTCGATCAAGAGTCCTTGGTTTGGTCAAAAAGGAGAGTGAAGATGCTGCTAATCATAAGTAAAACGGCTTTGGTGTTATTTATAGTTTCGTTTGCAATCATGGCATTTCATCCAAAAATTCAACTTCCAAAACATATCGATTTTCTATTGGTATTGTCGATCCTTTTTGGAGCCGCACTTTTTGTTAAAGATGAGTATTCGCCAAGTCCAGCCGGAACCCTTTTTTATACCACGGTAAGCATTTTATTCGCGCTCTTTACCCGACAGCTCTATATCTGGGGTAAGGGTGGTGCACGTCCTAAATTTTTTAATACGGATAAAGATGATGAACACCACTCAAATTAAAAAACTTCAAAAGACAGTAGGTGTGCATGATGACGGCATTATTGGCCGTGGCACCTTGACTGCGGTATTTAAAAAATTAGGCGCCAGTCAGTCACGTGCTGAAGAACTTGGTCTTGCTGCCAATGTTCACATGCGGACCTACGGCATCCTGGATAACTCGCTTCGCTTTATTCACTTTCTTGCACAGCTTGCACATGAGTCTGGCAACTTTAAATATATGGAAGAAATTGCATCCGGTGCAGCCTACGAAGGTCGAAAGGATTTGGGTAATACACAGCTAGGAGATGGCAAGCGATTTAAAGGTCGTGGCCCGATTCAATTGACTGGACGTGCCAATTATCGCAAGTACGGTCAGCAGCTCGGCATCGACTTTGAAAACAATCCAGAGATTGTGGCAATCCCAAGCATCGGTCTTATGGTTGCCTGTAAGTTCTGGTCTGATAATGGCCTGAATGCCTTGGCTGATAAAGACGATGTGTTGACTATTACTCGCCGGATCAATGGCGGCACCAATGGTCTTGCAGATCGGAAAGCGCACTTATTAAAATTAAGAGCACTTGTTTAATAAAATAGATAAATGCCCTCTAATGAGGGCCTTGTTTTTTACTTTAATAAATAATTCCTTAATCCCCATCCAGATTCCCTCCTAAAAATCCTTCCATTCTTTATCGTGTGCTCTATATAAAAGTAGGTCCATGTTTTCATTTTTATTCCTTGTAGTTATTTTTCCCATCCAGATTATACCTATATATAGTCATCAAAAAAATGTAGACTGATTTGTAGACTGTTGAGTTATATTTGTAGACTGCTAGTGGTAGTTGGTGCGAAGTGTTGCATATATACAATATATTTAAAAACAATGATCTACTGTTATTTACAGCCAATTAGATTAAACGCAAAACAATGTTCTCAGAATTGGCGATTCTAATCTCATTAAAAAAGCCCTAATTTTAGGGCTTTTTTAATTTGAGATAGCACACAAATTTTATTGGTCATACAGTAGATTGATTTATGGATCAGCAGAAGCGTTAATGTCTGAATTCAATCTCTCTATATATACGACAATGAAATCACGAGTAGAGAAAGAATTTAGGATGAGACTTCAGGGTGAAGAAAACTGATCGTCGTATAATTCAGTTATCACATATAGAAAATCAATTAAAACATGCAATAACAGACTGAAAATCAATAAAACCATAATAAAAATAGGTGTATATTGAAAATACGATTTCACGCATAAGAGCATCTTCGCATGTCGACTAAATTTATCATCCGTTTTGCT